CTACAGCCTGGCGTCTCGAGGGCTGGCTGCCCGAGGGCACGGTCACGCTGCTGTCAGCAAATGGCGGCGTGGGCAAGTCGAACCTGAGCCTGCAGCTGGGCGTGGCGCTTACGCAAGGCAAGCCCTTTATGAACCTGCAGACAGCAAGCTCTAAGGTCTTAGTGCTATCAGGTGAGGATGAGGCGCGCACGGTCCACTTTCGCGTGGCCAATATCTGCGCTGACCAGGGCCTGCAGCTGCATGAGCTGCGCAATCGCCTGGTGGTTTATGACTTGACGCAGACTGACTGCGTGCTCTGGCGCGACGGGCACGCGACCGAGCGGATGCAGTGGCTGGCCGACACGGCCGTGCGCACTAAGGCGCAGGTGATCGTGATCGACAACGCGTCTGACGTGTTTGCAGACAACGAGAACGACAGGACCGCGGTGCGTGGGTTTATGCGAGCCTTAAACCTGATCGCGCATGGCACGGGTGCCGCGGTGCTGCTGCTTGCGCACGTTGATAAGGCAAGCGTGCGATCGGGCGCAGGCATGGACAGCATGACCACGTTCAGCGGGTCCACGGCCTGGAATAACAGCGCTAGGTCGCGCTGGGCCATGTACCGCGATGAGCAAACCATCGTGCTGCGCCATGAGAAGTGCAACCTCGGGCCGCTGCAGGATCAGATCGAGCTCGAGTTTGATAACACTAGCAAGACGTTCAAGCCTTTTGGCACGATCCCTGGCAGTGCTTTTGCGGCCAAGATGATGCGAACGTCACAACGCGATGCGATTATCAAGTTGATTGAGAAAGCCAACAAAGCAGAGATCAATCTGTCGATGAGCGTGAGCGCCAGAAACAACGTGTTCAGGCAGCTATGCGACGACCCTGACTTCCCGCCGCGCATGGAAAGGCGCGTGTTCTTTGGCTTGCTGCGCGAGCTCAAAGACACGGGACTGGTGCGCGAGGAGCCCTACCGATTAGCCAACCGCACAACCGGCCAGCGCGTGGTGCTGACTGACGCCGGGCGCGCCCACATGGAGCAAAAGGCATGAAGTTCACCTACTTGCCTCGCTACGAGGTCCACGACGCCGATGGCCTTGTGCGCAGGTTCGAGACCAAGGACGAGGCGCAACGCTTCACCCGTACTGACAACACCCTAATTCTCAAACGCACGCAGCAGGAGTCGCGCAGACGCCAGCTGCATAACTTTTTAAGGACTATCCCAAGTGCGCCTTACTGAAACACAACACGCGATGCTGGACTACCTTAAAACGCGCAAAGCTCCAGTCGAGGGCTATGAGCTGGCCAAGCGATTTAAGTGCTCTTACGCGACCGTGATTAACGCGATGAAGGTCCTGGGCGATTACGGCTTGGTGCATAAGCACTTCGAGATCAAGTGCCGCACCGGGGGCTGGCGCGCTAGCAAGGTCTGGTACTTCAATTCGGTCGAGAAGCTGCCTAACGTCACCAAGCAGCGCAAGCCTGCTGCGCCCACGTTCAGCTATCACAACCCATTTGGCATCGGAGCAAGGGTATGAGCGGCGACCACAACATGCACCAGAAGCCGTTCAAGCGCGTCGAGCAGGCGCCTGAGATGAACGTGCAGCAGGCCTGGCTGATCTACTGCAAGGCCTATGGCATGGACTCGATGAACCGCAACACGTTCGCGATCTACAAGGCCGGCTGGGACGGTGCCATGCAGCGAGCGCGAAGGATTGTCTACGAGGGCGAGGAATGGAAGCTCATGGACCGGGATGACATGGCATGACACGAGACGACATTATCAAGATGGCAGAGCAAGCAGGCATCAAAGGACCAGCACCAGCGCGACAGGGTTTCAAGATGTACGCCAACCCGCAAAGGCTTGAAGCATTCGCTGCACTTGTCGCATCAGCAGAGCGTGAGGCGTGTGCCGATGAGTGCGTAAAACTGGCTGTTGGAGGTGGATTTGCTGCCGACTGAGCAATGAAAGCGTGGATTCATAACAAAATTAGAAATAACGAAGCGGCTACGATCAGCCTCGCACTACTAGAACAAGGATTGCCCGATGAGGTTCCTTCGCTGCGATATGTGCAGCATTGGGTCAATGGCGTGTGCAAAGAGTTAGGGTGTACGGCCACGATTTATCCCGGAGGCGATGTTGTTACTTTTTATCCTGTGGGTGAGCAATGAAACCAGCAGACATGATTGCAACGCTTGAAATGATCGGCTGGACCCGACAAGGCATTTCTAAATATCTCGGTGTTGGCAAGCCTGCGGTCAGCCGGATGGCCACTGATCAATGCGCTAATCCGCGCTACAAAACGATGGACGCGCTGCGCGAATTGATCGCGTCACCGACGCCGATTGATCGGAAAGCGAAGGGTGAGCAATGAAGGACTACGTCGCTGGCCAAGCTAATTGGCGCACGCCAGGCGATCAGACGCCACCCTTGGGCGTGAAGATGCTGCTGCTCAATCCTGGGGGTGTCTGCATCGTGGGCACTTGGGCTGACTGGGCTGTGGCCTGGGCACCGCTGCCAAAGCTCACGCCTGAGATTAAGCAATTGCTGATGCCTGCGGTCGCGCATTGCTGCAATGAGCGCTGCAATCAGGGCCGCGATTGTCCTTTGCGGAAGCGCTAAATGGTGCGCACGCACCGCACGCAGGTGCTCGCAGTACGTGAGTGCAGGGTGGGTGCAAGAGGGCGGCCTAGACGACGGGCCCCCCTAAAAGGGGGCCGTCTAGGCCTCTTGCAGGGTGCACGCACACTCACCCTGTAGGGGTGTGGGGTGGGTGCGTGCAGTGAGTGCAACCTTTGTTCAATTGCCCGGCCACGCCAGCATGGTCAACATCAATGTGCGTGCAAAACGGAGGGCTGTGGATGAACGAGACGGTGAAGAAAGTGGGGCGGTGGTTGGGATGCATGGCGGCAGGGATGGCGTTTTATGCGTGGGAGCTGTTGCGCGAGACGGCCAGCACGCCGTTAGGACAGCTGACGCTTGGGCAGCTTGGGGCGACGTTGTTTTGGGTCCTCGCCGCGTTGGTCGTCGCGGCGGGTGCTTGGGGGGTGTGGGAAAATCGTGATCACGATCAATCAATTCGGTGAGGTAATCGCAACGTGCAGGCAGTTAAAGAAACAGCAGCGAAACTAACGCCGCCGCGCCGGCGTGGGCGGGATCTGCCGCCAGGGCCAGGGCGCCCGAAGGGCTCGACCAACCGCGTGACGATGACGATCAAGGCCGCGATCGAGGCGGCCGTGCAGCCTGGCGCCTGTCACCCAGAGGGCCTGGCAGGCTGGCTGATCGACCGCGCCAAGGGCGGCCTGGGCGATCGGCAGATCTTCGCGTCGGTGGTCAACAAGTTTGTGCCGGTGCAGCTAAACGCGAACATCGACGGCGGCATCAAGCTCGAGCTGGGCTGGCTTGGCGGCCGGCAGGTTGGCACAACGCCGTCACAGTTGCAGCAGGAGCAAACGCAAGTCATTGAATTGAAAGAGGAAAAAGCAGGGGTGTACCGGATCATTGATCCGCAACCCGTGGCACAGGGGGTGAAAACGTCACAGGATCTGGAGCGATCGGCAATTCCAGACCCCCATCCCCCCGTCGAGCCCGGGGCGGGGGGCTAGCAAGTGCCTGAGCCTCCCCCCGAATTTCATTACCTTGAATTTAGTGTTGAGAAAAGCGCAACATGCAGTTGATTGATCGACAAACCGCAAAGGAGCTTGGCCACAAGCGCTACTACACCGGCAAGGTCTGCTTGAACGGGCATGACGTTGGCCGCCTGGTGAGCGATGGCAAGTGCGCTGGGTGCAAGTCCCGCAAGAAATCAGCGCAGACCAGGCGCTATCAAGCGCAGCGCGGCGTGCTTACAACCTACCGCGAAGCAATCGAGCAAAACCTTGAGACGTATGAGGGCAAACCTTGCGAGCATGGCCATGGCAGAACCCGGCGCACCAGCACGCAGGAGTGCCTTGGTTGCTACACCGAGCGCCGCGCCAGGCGGCAAGCGCAGCTGGCCGAGCTTGAAGCGCGCAAGGCGAGCGGTGAGCTGACCGGAAAAGCCAGGGAAAACTGGCGCCGGAAGCAAAAGCGTGCAGCAAAGCGTGCAGCCCTACTGACTACGCTGCGCGAGTGCATCAAATGCAGCAAGCAAAAGCCAGAGCTGGAATTTCGCAGCAACTCAAGGACCAAGAATCCTGACTGGTGCGTCAAATGCCGTACAAATCACGCTGACTACCAGCGCGCAAAAGCGTCAGGCAAGTACGCGCAAGCCATGAAGCGCCGTGAACTTGCCGAGCGCAACGCCGTGCCTAGCTGGCACAACAACAGAAAGACCGAGCAGGTCTACGCATACGCGCGATTTTTGCGCGATGCCGGCATCGACTGTCACGTAGACCACATCGTGCCTTTGCGAGGCAAGAACGTGTGCGGCCTGCACGTTCACTACAACCTTCGTATCGTCATGGCCGATCAGAACATGCGCAAGTCCAACAAGGTCCCTAAGAATCCGCACCTCATCCCGTCCGAGTGGGACCGTCAGAAGTTTTTGGACTGGCTGCACTCCCGCTTAAACCAATACTCGCTAGCGCTTTTTTAAGGCCCTAGAAGCCACGATCGCCAAAATTGATGCTCGGATATCAACCCGATGACAAAAACGCCTCAGAGGGCCTAAAAATGACCCACGACACCATCACCGAGACATTAACCGAGCGAGGCTCGCGCTACGGCGTGTTCATGGGCCACGCGCAGATCAGCCAGGAGCTCAAGACCTTGGTGCGCGATCACCTGCTGCAGCGCCAGAAAACCCTCGAGGAGGATCAGCAGGAGGCGCTGGACATGATCTGCCACAAGATCGCCAGGATTGTGAACGGCGACCCGGACTATGCCGACAGTTGGATCGACATTGCCGGCTACGCCAAGCTGGTCGCGGACAGGCTTAACGGAATCGCGCGTTGAACCTGCAGGAGTACCAACCGCGGGGCGTGTTCCTGCCGCTGCATCAAAGGAGCAAGCGCTGGGCGGTGGTGGTCGCGCACAGGCGATGCGGCAAGACCGTGGCCATGTGCGCAGACGTCGTGATTGGCGCGCTTGAGACGTCCCTGCCTAAGCCACAGTTCGCGTACCTGGCGCCCCAAAGGGATCAGGCCAAGCGCGTGGCCTGGGGCTACATGAAGGACCTGACCAAGCCCTTTTGGAGCAAACCGCCCAACGAGTCCGAGCTCAAGATCACGATCCACAACGGCCACAAGGGCGAGAGCACGATCTACGTGGCCGGCGCGGACAACTACGACGCGCTCAGGGGCATGTACTTCGACGGTGCCGTGCTTGATGAGGTGGGCGATATGCGGCCCAGCGCCTGGTACACGGTCATCAGGCCCGCGCTCTCAGACCGTCGCGGCTGGGCCATTTTTGCTGGCACCCCTCGCGGCAAGAACCTTTTTTGGAACCTCCGCGAAGAAGCCAGGCTCAACCCCAACACGCACATTCTGCTCGAGCTCCCGGCATCGAAAACAAACATCATCCACCCCGACGAATTGCTGGACGCGAAGGCGCAAATGACCGAGGAGGCCTATGCGGTCGAGTATGAGTGCTCATTCGATGCCGCGATCCCTGGCGCGTACTACGCCAAGCAAATCGGTGAGGCCTATGAGCAGGGGCGCATTGGCAAGCACCCGCTCGATAAGGCCTTCCCGGTCAACCTGGTCGCGGACCTTGGGTTTACGGACAGCTGCAGTTGGTGGGGCTGGCAGGAAACCTTCGACGGCATCCGAATCGTGGACTTTTACGAGGCCGACAATCAGCCGATCCAGCACTACATCGACTGGATTAAGAGCAGGCCCTACCTGGTGAACCCGCAGGGCATCTGGCTGCCGCATGACGCACGCGCGAAGTCGCTGCAAACCGGCAAATCGATCATCGAGCAGTTTTTAAAGAACGGAATCCGGCCCAACCTGGTCCCGGAGATGAGCCTGCAGGACGGCATCGAGGCGGCCAGGCTGACGATCCCGCGCTGCTACTTCGATGAGGATCCGACCTACGACGGGGTTGAGCATCTGCGCGCTTACATGCGCGAGTTTGATGAGAAAACGCAGACGTTTCGCTCAAAACCGCGCCATGACCAGCACTCGCACGCGGCCGACAGCTTCCGTTATCTGGCCCTTGCTGCGCGCTCGGCGGTAAGAAAATCGCGCCATGAGCATAAAATCACATCAACCGTCAAGCCGGGTGCGCATTACGCCTTTGCGCTGGATGACATTTGGGACACGGCCCCTCAACAAGACGCGAGGATTGGCTAAATGGCTAACGAAGCAACGATCACAAGCGCCAGCGACTTTGAAAGCACCCCGATAGGGCTTGCGCAGCGCTGGAACACCGAAATCACGGCCTCTGAGCAGGAGCTCACCAAGTTTCACGAGGACGCCACGCGGATCACGCACC